TTATATAGACGAACATAAAGTAATAAAACCGGATGCTATTAATGAATTTATAAGATTTGCGAAAGAAGAATATATCGCAGTACCAACTCGTGAAATGTTAATCACGTTGTTTCACCAAAAACGTGATAAATTATTAAACGAAAATCCTGGAATTAACGCAAATCGAAAAATATATAGCAAAATTGAGGAAATTGATGAGGACCTACTAACTATACCATTTCTTCAAAAAGGCTTTATGAAAGAAACCAATATAACTCCGACTCAAGCAAAAGGGTTTCAAGAGTTCAAGAAATCCTTGCATGAATTACAAAAATTATATTTACAAAATCAAATTTTCTATATGCGGAACCTTTCAAAAACATTTCAAATGACACCTTCCCCTCGATCATCGACTCCCTCTGTAAATAAAGAAATCACCGACACCCCAAAACCTCAAACCAATGTCGACATTAATTCTTGGCAAAAGTTGAAAAATATACTTTTGGACCCGTCAAACCCTAGAAGCGACGATACGTTCCAACGTTGGTTTAAAGTACTTCGGACAAATATGGTTTTTACAGAAAAAGAACTATTTGATATGACGCCCGGAGCCCTTGATAAGTTGAAAGCGGATTCGACATGGAATGACGTTAAGAATAAGGTTTCTGGAAAACTAGGATTTATAGATTCATTGAATCGTGCAAGACTTAACAGAGAAATTTTGAAAAAAGACGACAATGGTAAATTAATTAATGAAAAGTTTTTACAACAAATACTGGAAAACAACAAAAATCCAAGGTCTTTTGAGAGATATACCGAATTAAAGGATATACTTAATAAAAATGGATTTACTACCGAAGGTTCACTTTCCCTTCTCACGGACGATGTTATTTCCAAGTTAGACACACAATTCCAACCCCTCATGAAAAATTATTTGAAAGGTATTAATCCCGCAGCCGCGGCAACCGTTAAAAATACGATACTGAACAATACGACACCGCAGCAGAGCAACGTCGTGAGCCCCATTACTGAACCCGAAAATGTTATGTATGTTAGCGAAAATGAGTATGGTAGTTTACCGAATGATATGAAATTACAAATTAAGCAGGATTCAACCGGAAATTATATAGTTTCACCAGACGCTACTCAAGAGTTCATTCAACAATTGGGTGATAAGGGCCTCTATAAATCTCCTGATGGAACATTAACAAAATCCCCACCATCAAGCCAACTTGTTCCGCCTCAATCAGAGGTTGCTTCTCAAAGACCAGGACAACCATTTGGACAACAACCAGGACAACCACCAGGACAACCACCAGGACAACCACCAAAACAACAACCAGGACAACAACCAGGACAACCATTTGTTCAACAACCACCAGGGCTTGCTTCTCAACCAGGACCACTTGTTCTACAACAATCAAGTCAGTTAACAAATGAACAAATTGGAAAGGCTACCGAGATATTGATAAACGAAATCGCTTATAAAATTGGTCCCATTATAAATAATATGCCATATGGAGAACAACAGAATACATCTGTAGTAGCACAAGCAGCACAAGCGTTAGCAAAAGGAGTTTATAACCATATAACAAACGTACAACCCCCACAACCGTTAAATGCGACCACTACAAGTTTTATGCCGAATTCCCAACAACTGGTAACCGATGCGTCTGAACTCAATAATAATATTAATAATAATATTAATAATAATGATGAATTATTAAAAGAATTGATATCTAATCTGAATGCTTCTGTCGAAAAAAACCAAACTGCCGCAGCAGAACACAATGAATTATTAAAACAACTAATTGTGAAATCAAATACAACCCCAACCCCAAACCCAGAATTACAAACTCAGATTGACGCATTAAAAAAAGAAATAGATAAAGACAAAGAGGAGGCAAAACAAATGAGTGAACTACTAAGCAAAGCAGGTTCAAGCCCGGTTAGTAGTAAAAATAGTAATATATCACCCACCCACCCTAATGATTTTACAAGATTTCTTGGCGATGAGCAACAACAGCAACAGCAAGGTGTTACGACAAAGTCTTCATACAATAAAGAACAAATGGGTGATATTGAATTTGTACACAAGTTGATTAACACAATAAAGCTGCCATGGATAGAGAAATTAAAACAAACACAAGCTATTACAACAGGAGGTCAACGAGGGGGTGGGCTGACCGATATAACGGACATCAACAATGTGTTAATTTGTTATGCATCACGTCTTCAGCGGTTAGATAATCCTAAAAAGGACAACAATACACATATAACGAAATTTGAAATCAATCACGGACTTGTTGAAAAATGGCACGAGAAGAAGACCGGAAACAGAAAAGTAAATGTAATTCCGATTAAAATTACCGATGAAATTGATTCAATTAACGATTTATACAAATCGGATAAAAAAATGAATAGTGATATAGAGTACAAAAATATTTTGTATGTGAAATTTTTAGAGGATAAAACAACCAACCCCAATTTTAATTTACACGATGAAACCAATGAGAGCTTTTTGCTAGTAAGCCTCGTATGTTTAGAGGAGGATACTTCTGGAATGTTATATAAAGTAAGTGTCAGTGACGTATCTGAACAAAGATACTTCGACAATTTTAAAACGGAAATAAAAAAATTTATTAAACAAAACCCAAATATAACAACCATAAAATTTTTGGTTAACGATACGAATATAAATTACGTTCAGCCGGAATTTGATAATAAACCGGTTGAATTTAATTTGAAGGATGATAATATCGGCACACTTAACTTTTTACGAAAAGAATTATTGTTTCTAACAACAATGGACTGGGACCTTCGGCTTTAAATTATTTATTTGGTCTTTTTGTCGGCGAGATTGCCGGTTCCAAGCATCTCCTGTGCCTGTTTCATCATAGGTCCAATACTTTGCATCATAGGTCCCATACTTTCCATCATCGGACCCATCCCTTTCATTGCCTCTGCCAACTGCATTTGTTGTTTCATTAGTTTTTGTGTATCTGAGGTTAATCGTTGAATACCGTCGCCACCAATGATGCTGTTTAACTGGTCATACGCATCTTCGACGGTCGACGCATAGTCGATATCGTACCCGCCCTTTTTGCTTCGGCCAACTTCAAATGATTCGTCGGTAGTAGTGGTGTCTGTAGTAGGTTCAATGGGAGTAATTGGCAGTCCTTGCTTGGTGGACGCTTTATCATTAATTTTTTGTATGACTTGTTTCTTTGTATCCGGTTCGGCTGATGCGGCTTTATCAGATGCTTCTTTCTTTAAAGTCTCATTATTTTCAAGTCCTTCGTAAAAAGAGTGTTGTCTTTTAAGAAAAAATAGATTTACAATAACTAGGGGAGATAACAAAACAATGGTCATGTTTTTACTAAAGTGTCCCACAATTCCGGCAATTAAAATAAACAAAATCACTGCGTGTAAATTTCCGTAGGAAAGATAACCAATTAAATTCAGCAAAGAAACAATAAACACTACATTTAAAAATGTTCTATTTGTTAGCAACCCGGTTAAATGTTTTGTGTGTTTGAGACTCATTGTATATTTTATATACTAACAATTTATAATTTATTAAATTTTAAAATTAAATTATAAAGCCTTTTTTCTAACTTTTATATTGTTTCTTAACTATTTTAATTTCGTTGGTTATTTTCGCAAGTTCCACCTTGGCATCTTTTTGATTTTGTTCACTTAGCTGTCCAGATAACACTAGTTGATTTAAATAGTCACTAAGGGATCCAAATCCATCCACCAATATTTTTTCCAATTTTTTATGGTCCTCCATGTATTGTTGTCTTATATGTTCCAAGTGTTCGTTTTGCTTTGTTTTTTGTTTTAATTGTTTTTGTTTTTTGTTTAATAATTTTTGCTTATTAATAATTTGTGTTTGTAAGTGAATTAGTTGGTCGTCGTTATCCATAACTCGGGTTTTCATGCTAAAGTATAATATATAATAATATGGGTGTTTTTATATTAGAGGGTTAGTAAAAAATAAGAATTGGAAATGTAAAAAAAGAATTTAAAATCTAGTTATATATTAATATTAAGAAATAATACATGTCTGTTAAGCCGTTCACCGAACCCATTCTAACTCCAGACCAAAATAGGTTTGTAATGTTCCCAATAAAATATAATGATATATGGGAGATGTATCAAAAACAGGTGGATTGTTTCTGGAGACCGGAAGAAATCGACCTAACAAAGGATATAACACATTGGGAGACGTTGAATGATGCGGAACGCTATTTTATTTCTAGAATTTTAGCGTTTTTTGCTGCGAGTGATGGTATTGTATTAGAGAATTTGGCAATGAGATTTATGAATGATGTTCAGATATCAGAGGCCAGAGCATTTTACGGGTTTCAAATCGCCATGGAAAATATTCATAGTCACACGTATAGCTTATTGATTGACACGTATATAAAAAATACCGAAGAAAAGGGCCGATTGTTAAATGCGATTGACAATTTTCCATGTATAAAGAAAAAATCCGATTGGGCACAAAAGTGGATTCATGACAATAGGAGTACCTTTGCCACGAGACTAGTCGCGTTTGCGTGTGTAGAGGGTATTTTCTTTAGTGGGGCTTTTTGTAGCATTTATTGGCTAAAGAAACGAGGGTTGATGCCTGGACTCACTTTTTCGAACGAATTAATATCGAGGGACGAGGCATTGCATTGTGAGTTTGCTATTTTATTGTATAGTAAACTAATAAAGAAAATGGGCAAGTCTCGAATCCACGAGATTATCAAGGAGGCGGTGGAGATTGAAATTGAGTTTATATGTGAGGCACTACCATGTCGTTTAATTGGCATGAATTCGGTGTTAATGACTCAATATATTCAATTTGTCGCAGACCGACTTTGTGTTCAGCTGGGTTACGATAAAATATTTAATGTGAAGAATTGTTTTCCGTGGATGGAATTAATCAGTTTGGAATCAAAGACCAATTTTTTTGAAAAGTCGTCGGATGCGTATGCGTTGGCTAATAAAAGCAATATGGCAGAGGCGTTTGACTTGGTAGATGATTTTTAGTTATTTATAAATACTCTTAGAGAGAAAATCCAAATTAAAACCACCTAAAAATAAGTATTTTAAATTTATTATATTGATAAACTTAAAATGATTAATCAGGAGTTTATATTGTTGATAATGAATTGTCAAAAGTACCGGTGGAAGGCAGATGTTCAGAAAAACGGATGGCTAAAGTCTTTACCTGCGGACTTGATATATTTCCACGTGCTAGGTGATGAGAGTTTAACAACCGAGTATAGGTTTGACGAGGAAGCACGTGTTCTTTGGGTGAGAACGCCGGATGATTATGTCTCTCTTCCCAAAAAAGTAATTACTGCTTATAAAGCTGTATCCGAAACCTACAACTACAAATATGTGTTTAAAACAGACGATGATCAGGAACTTCAAACCCGCAATTTCTTTGAGGTTATTAAAAAACTTATTTCTTGTAAAGAGGATTCTCCTCATTATGGAGGATTTGTAGTCAATGTAACAAGACCACACGTATCTAAATATTATTTGTTGCATTCCGAATTACCAACAAATTTAGTAATACAAAAGACCAAGTATTGTTCTGGTCGTTTTTATTTTCTCTCTTCTTCTGCGATTCAAAATCTACTTTCCAAGAAGGATATTATTTCATCGGAATGTTTAGAAGATTACGCGGTAGGTTATTACTTGGACGATGAGTTCAAACGCAACCTCCTGCCGATTGATACGAATAAGTATTTTAAAGATTTGGTTTAAAGATTTTTCATGTTTTAATCGAAATGTTTGTTTAGTATTTTATAGCTGGTTGGATTGTTCCATTCACATACTTTATGAGTCGCTGTATCCTCACAACCATTGGACTTTACGCAAACTGCTAAGCATAACCCCATTTTTTTAACCCATCTTATATGTCGTTCGGAAATCACCTTGTCGTTATCTGTTTTAAAGAATATCGTTTCATTGTTCTTTTCCATTGTTGTTAAGTATTTTAAATATTACATTACTTTCTTTACACCCTTGAAGATTTAAAATGGGACAAAACCCACTAAAAATCAACAAGGTTCGCCTATTTCAAGGCATGTAAATTTTGATTTTACTGGTTCGTCTAAACCAGTTGAAGTATTCTTGCTTCTTGATAAATAATTTGGTCTTTCTTTATTATTTACCGCATTATAAGCAATCTTATAAATATTTGTAGCACCATTAACATCT